ACTACTCCTTGATTAGCAGTAGTAACTCGACCAATGTAAGCATGATCACTAGAACTAGAGCCATCTTTACCAATGATGTCATTAGCCGCAGTTGAACGCAAACCAGTAAGATCTATCAAAATTTTAGTTTCTACTATATTAACGTTTGTACTTACGTCACTCTTTAATCTATTAACTTGAGTTATATAAGTAGCAGCTGTGCCTTCTATACCAGCACCAGTAGCTGCCTCTGTACCCATCTTATCACCACTTGTTACAGTTATTGTACCTGTAGTGGCATTTTTAGATACCATTTGAAACCCGTTTTCTGAACGGACGGGACCGTTAAAAGTTGTTGTACCCATTATAAACTCCTCTGTCTTTTATGTCAGTTACCTCATGTAACTGTCAGGGATAAAAAAAGTATATACTATTCCTTAAAAAAAAGAAAGGGGCGAATAAACGCCCCTTAGTTATTTAGGAGGATGTGCGATTACGCACCGGGTGAACCAAAAACACATCTTGGATCTGAAAAACCAAAAGAATATCTTTCTCTGGCTTTATATCTCATGTTTCCAGTATCAAAATCTGCCTCCATTTGAGTAGCTAAAGGCACTCTTTCAAAATGTAGAAACCCTCTAGGAGCATCTGTCATAATGAAGAAAGCATCTGAATCTGTTAAGAAATCATTAACAGCATAGCCATCAGGAAGCATACCCATAGACCTAATTGCATTTGTATCGTTGTCAGCAGTACCTACTCTTAAGTTAGATACCATTAATCTTTCAGCGATAAACTGCAATTGTCTTGGTATTATTAGTTTAGTACCTCTAAGAGCTACTTTTAAACCACGCTCATCTACAAAACCAGCAATACTAATAAGAGCGTCTTCGAGAGAAGTTTCGTTCAAATCAGCAGCAGTGCTTGGTTCATTTGCAAATGTGCTTCCATTTGTTAATGGATGGTTTGTAGCACATAAAGCTACGCCATCACCACCAGCAGTTGCACCAGCGGTAAAAGCATTATTAAGCACAGCAGCAGCTTTAACCTGCTTTGTATGTGCCATAGATCTAGCAAGCGCACGAGTGTATCTTGAAGATAATCTATCATAAAGATTGTCTTCCACTGCTTCTTCAGTAATTGAAAAAGCAAGTGCGATAGTTTCGTGATTATATCTTGCTGTGTAAGCTTCAGTAGCATCATCAAAATTAATTGAGGATCCTTCTGATTTAGTTGGAGCTGCACCAAACCCGCTTAACATTACTTCTTCTTCAAAAGAACGATCTGATGATTCAGTAGTAAATATTTCTGCGTGTTGGTTTTCGTACCTGTCATATTCCATGCCGAAAAGGGCATTAAGACCAGGTTCTAGTTCCTTTGCAAGTTGCGCTCTGGATATAGCCATGTCTTAACCTCCTTATACACCAGTGGTTGAAACTGTACCACCAGCAATCGCACCATTTGGTGAATTAAAGTGATTGTTCAACCTAACAATTACAGGAATACCAGCTGCAGTAAAATCAGCGTTTTCTGGGTCTTCTTGCCAACCCATAATACGTAGATTTAAATTATTCGTAGTAGCAACAGTACTAACAGCTAACGCAGCTGAAGACATTCCAGTTGTTGTTGAACCAGATGTTCCAGATGAAAAATTAGCGTTAGCAAACACATGACCACGAAGCGTTGCTTTGCTGGTTAACGAAGCGTCTGATGATATTACAAATAGTTGCATTGGATCATCATACACGATAGCCTTTACTGGATGATTTGAATCTGCTCCAGATCCAGGCCAATAGTTTGAAAATGTAAGTTCACCAGTTACAGATGAAACATATTCACAACCGTAAAACACTCCTACTAGACCAACTGTTCCACCTGCTGCTGCACCGACTATATCTATATAGCCTGTGCTTAGAGGTATTACAGGAGAGCCTTGATAGATAACATTTGAGTTGTTACTAGCAATCTCATACTGTGTGTATCCAGATGAACCTGTAGAATTAGAATTAGACCCCATTTTCGCTATAGGTCTAAGTCCGAAAGCACCACTAGCATTTGCCATTGGATAACTCCTTTTCTTCTATGGTTTACATTTATTCGGAGTCACGACCTCGCCCTCCGAAAGTTACACGACTTTGCCTATTATTCTCAATAGGCATTGAAGGATGCTGTTCCTTCATTAAGTCCTGGTCAACAGCTTTCATCTGGTCACGGGTACGATCCCGGTAATATGCGTTTCTTTCGTGTGCTGTTTCTTCAGGTATTCTTGCAAGCATTAGGCCACCTGTTCCAATTACCCCTGCGTGTTTTCCATCTTCGATGGTAGCAAAGTCATGGTTTGGATACTCTTCAGATTTAACGGGTTCCCAACCTTCACGCAATTTTGCATGAACATTCATGTTATCGTCTTCTCCTCTTAATTGAGTTCTTATCCATCTATGCCTATACCCATCTTTAGGTGCAGGAGCATCTAATCTATTGGGAGGTGTCCAAGGTTTTCTTCTAGAAGATTTTTCTCTAGTCTGTGTTGACCTGTCTGTTCTATCTGCCATGTTCCTCAATCCTTTACATATTTTGCATATTCTTCAAGAGGAACACCAAGTTTTTTCGCTATAGCAATTTGCGAAGGTGATAACTTGACGGTCCTGCGCCCGGATTTATTTGTGCGAGATGCAGAAGTATCAGCCGAAGCGACTCTGGTACTTCCCCCGTTTTTACGTCCTGAATTAAACTTATGTGGAAATTCAGTACGAATTCTTGAATCAACTTCAGTATAGTACTCATCGCTCTGCGGGTCAAATCCTTCTTCTTCAACTAATCTACGATGAATACCAAAAGCTGCATATGTCATAACCTCATCTTGACCAAACCATTCATTTTTTTCTGCCCATTTTTCTGCTTTTGGATCAGGTCTACGTTGTGGTTGTGGTTGTGGTTGTGGTTGTACTTGTTGTACTTGTTGTGGTTGTTGTACTTGAATTTTAGTTTGTTCTTGTCTCTGTTTGGCTAACCTGTATCTTTCTTGCTCTATAGATATTTTAGATAAAGCTTCTTGTGCCTTAAACATTTTATCTACATCACCTGCTTCATGAGCTTCTTTATAAAGTTGTTTTGCTGTAGATAATTGAGAATCCAATCTAGTTCCATACTCATTTAAGTAGCCTGTATCTAGATTATTTAATCTTTGCTTTAAATTTTCATTTTCATTTTTTACAGTTTCCGCAAACCGTATTGCCTCATCTTTATTTCTCTCCTCTGTCCTATACTTTTCAGTAAGATTTTTTATCCTTTTTTGAACTCTTTTACTATAATCATCTAGTTCTTCTTCAGATTCTGTTTTTTCTTCTGAAACCACCACTTGAGTTTCAGAGGAATCATTATTTGTTGTATTGCCATCCATCTTAGAAGGACTTTCCAATTTAACTTCAACTTCTTGTCCTTCCTCTTCTGTTTTTTCTACTTTTTCTTCTGCCATCATATACCTCAAACTTGCTTAATATCATCTGGTTCAAGAATAGTTGCAATCACTTCATCATCATTTATGATGCGAACCTCTCCACCATCTATTCTAAATCTAGATCCTGCATATCTACCTATACAAACCCATTCACTTTCTTTACACCAAGGCTTTGGATCATCTCCAAACTTGCTTGAGTCTTTATAAGCTAACGGACCAATTTTTAACACATAGGCCACAACAGTTGCTAAAGCTTCTCTTTCTCTAACATGATCTGGTATGTGTAATCCTTTTTCTGTAGTAGCTTTTCCTTGATAAGGCATAACAAGAATTCTCCACCCCGTAGGTTGTGGGAGCCTTTCAAGTAAAGGTTTTTCTAATAAAGTAGGATCTAAAACTTTTTTATTGGGATCTATGTAAGCATTGTTTAAGTCAGACGACTTAGACTTTTGTTCTTTTACTTTTTGCGCTACATGATCAGGAACGTAAAGTGTCTTCGTCATAGTCAGCGTTTCTCTCCAGCAAGGACTTAATTTCTTCTTTAGCAAAAGAGAGTCCTTGTGCCTCTCCTACTAAATGGCGATACTGCTCATAGTTTTGTACGCCACCACTTATTAACAACGTAGAAATGTCTTGTTCTCGCTGTTCTATCTTCTTATATAATGCTTTTGAAAAAATTACAACATCCATTTTTAACAATTCCAAGCTCTTAACGATTTATTTATTCTACTGTTTGGATCTCTTCTTGTTTTTGCACTAGTTAATTTCTTCTTCATACCTTTCATTCTTGCACAAAAAGATTTTCTTCTAGCGGCATCTTTTTTAGTTTTTGGTTTTGGAGCAGGTGGTTTTAACTTACCTCCAGTAGCTCTATTATAAGAAGCTCTACCTTTAGCATTCAATCCACCTTTAGGATTTTTTCCTTCTTTTCTAGTCCATGCAGGACTTTTCTTTTTTCTAGGCATTTATCCTATATGCGGTTTTTGATTTGTTTTGACCATTACCGCACCCCCGTTTTTAAAACCTGTATTTGAATAGCCCATCTTTCTAACGACTTCTGGCTTTTCTTTAGCTAGTTTTGCTAATCCGGGATTCTCTTTTGGACTTATTTTTTTCATTTTTTATTCTCCTTTTGTGCATATAGATTATCAAAAGTTATTCTTGGGTCAAGATAACTATTATGAATTTCTGCGGCATGAAGATGTTGACTTGGTTTAAAATCAGGCGCACCTTCTCCTGTTTGCCATAAGGCAGGACTTGTGGCTCTAACTCTGTTATTAGGTAAAGCTACAATATTCCCTGTCCACTCTCCTGCATCTGTTAATTGTAATACATGACTTTGCTTGTGTTGTGCAGGATCATCTGCGATATGACTTTCCGTATAATCTACAGTAAAAAGATACTTTCCTTGATAAAATTCACCATCAATTTTACAAAACCAAGGGGAAGAACTCACTCTTTCCATGTTAATAACAGAATGATTATGAGAACTACAATCCCAAGGTTGAACTAAATGTGTTTCCATCATAGTAGGCCATTCTTGTAAAGGAATATCTGCAACTAAAGCTGTAATTGGCATTCTTGCCCACATTGCTCCTCCGTGTATTGTATCTTCTGGGTCTCCATCTGGTTCACATCCTGTGAAAACAATTTGAAAACTTAAGCATCTATCAGGTATTGTATTAACAGCAATAGCTAAACCATGAAGAAATTCTCCATGATATCTTTGATGATTACACGTAAACTCTTTTCGCACCCAACACTTAAAGTGTGGAATGTTACTTATTAAATACGACATTAAGCTTTAGATACTTTATATCCCATTTGTTTAGCCATGGATCTAAGTTGCGCCACCGTCATTTTTTTAGCACCACCTGCACTACCACCTTTAGTCATAACTCTACCGCCATTGCGATAACCTTTAGTCATAACTTTACCACCATTACGCATACCTTTTGTTTTCATTCTTCCCATCATGCTTTTTTTCTCCTTCTTACTGATTTCACTCTTCTGGGTTTTCCTGCCGGCTGCCCAAGTCTATTTTTTTGTTGGACCCTAGATCTTTTTTCGCTTGCTGTAAGTTCTTTTGTTGTTTTGGGAGTTTTAGAACTGATTCTCTTAGAGGGGCGACAATATGGAGTACCCCGTTTTTCACCCTTGCTACGGCCACACGCCTTCCCCGTTTTGACATCTTTCCAATCTTCCTTAAACCAACGTTTTAACGCTAATCCTTCTTTTGTTTTACGAACCATTAAAAGATCCTCGTTGACTTCCTTTTATTTTCTTGTACATCTCCACAACCCGCAGCAATAAAAGCACCGTCTTTAAAATTTTTTGTAGGTAGTCTTTTTGGACTATCTATGGCAGATATAATACCTCCATTTGCTTTTTTTACTGTTTTCTTTTTTTTACCACCAGTACCATAGTTAGCTGCACCTACTTTTCGACATTTAGCTATCGCACCACTAGCGTAAGCTGAAGGAAAAACTCTATATCTAGCTTTTACTTTATGATAACAAGCGTCTTTTGGCATTATTTTTTACCTCCAAAAAATTTAGTTGCAGACCTAATTCCAAATGAAGCTGCGATTACCACTCCAAAACTATACGTATACCATCTAGGAGCCTGTTCAAGTGCTTGAAAACCAGCAAATGCCATCTCTCTTGTAGTATTAGAAATGAAGCACAGCAAAAACGGTATACTTAACAAAATTGTCAACCATTCGTCTTTCCAACTCGATTGAGTAGCTCTAATTGCTTCTAAATCCCAATCAATCTCACCAGTAAGTTGTTTTTTTTGTATTTCTGCTTTGATTTTTTGCGTTTGAACCTTACCATCTACATAAGATGAAGCTAAAGAACCTATAGATTTAACAATACTTAAAATCATTTTTTAACTCTTCTTACGTGTTTCTTTTTGTATCTTGTTCTTTGATCTTTCTCAATTTTTCCTAAAGCTTTAGCTTGCTTTGCATGAGTTTTAGAGGCTTTTTTAAGTCCTCCAATTATTTTTTTCAAAGGTCTTGTATAATGAGGCATTATTCAAACATCTCTCTAATTTTTGTAGCACTATCTTTTTTAGTTGCTTTTTTATTTCTATCATATCTTTTTTTAGATTCAACCACTTGCGGCGATTTTCTTTTTTGAAGCATTTCTCTTGCTACAGGATTTATTTTTTTAACTCCATAAAGCTTCATTCTTCAAACATTTTCCTAAGTTCCTGTATTTTTGTGTCAAGGCTATCCGCACCTTCTTTAGCATAGCCATCTTCATCATACTCTTCCCGTGAAACACGTTCCATTTCTTCAAGCTCTATCTCTTTACTCACGCCCATTTTTTACTCCTCTTTTTGCTAGTTGATTAAATCCAATAAAAGACCCGATTATTCCCATGTTTGATAATATCCAAATTTCTGCAATCCCACTCAAATGATCAATTCGGTCAATAGGTATAATGGGGGTCATTAGTACAACAATAAAAACTGTAACTGTCATTGCAGAAAACCAGACAAGCCAACGTTGTTGGTCTTCTTTCTTATCACGATTCTCAAGAAGAATCATACGCTCTTTTATTTCTAATTCTTTATCGGAAACAATATCATCACCATTAGTATCGGCTTTTTCCCAAATACTGCCTTTTTGTAATTTCTTTTGTGTCATTTATGAAAATTCCATCCTGGTTCGATAAAAAAAGTTTCTACCCATGCTACCAAAATGATAAATAAAAGTATAGCTAATTTTATAATTCCATGTCTATTTTTCATAAAAACGACCATAAAATATAAATGGCTCCAAAAGAAGCTCCAAGAACAATTAAAAAAATAAAACCCAGAGATACCATTTCTATAAGTTCTTCTTGTTGCTGTTTTTTTACTCTAATTCTTTCTTTTTCTATTTCTTTTAATTCATCGATGCGTTTTTTTCTTTCTGAAAGAATCCCCGCCCAAGTTCCATGCCCAAATCTTTGATCTACCAAAACAGAAACATTATATAATTCCTCTGCAGCTAATTTAGCATCTAAAACTTCTGTTGCTACACTTGAAATGCTTAGTCTATTTTTACTAAATCTTTTTTTTTGAACTTCTTTTTCTGCATCAAGAAGATTGTCTATTTGCCCAGCTATTTCTGAAATATCTTTACACGTATCAATATTTGATTTAATGAAATCTACACTAGATTTCACCAATGCAATACCAGCAACGATTTCACCAAAAACCATTTTAAATACCAAAAATTTAGAATTTTAAGAAAAGCGTGGGTTATCCACGTTTTTGCATAGCTTCCCTTTGAACAGCTATTCGTTCTCTGTTCACGTCTGCCCTATCTTCAGCTATGTCTTCTTGCAGCTCCATTCTTGCAGCATCTGTTACAGCTTGCTGTTGAACTCTCGCACGTTCTAAATCTAATCTTTCTTGATCACTCATGGCTCTTCTTTGCGACTCTGCAGCTTTAATTTGTAACTCCTGCTTTCTTATTTCAACAAGAGGGTCTTGCTGACCTTGAGGTGGCGAAATACTTGCCATTAATTCTTGAATAAGTTGTGCTTGTATTTGTGCAACTCTATTTTCCATTTGTTCTGGACTAAGCATTTGTGCTTGTTGCATTTGTTGTTGTGCCATCATGGGATCCATGGCTCCTGTTTGGGCAAGCATTTGTGCTTGTTGTGCTTGCATCTGCAACTCTTGCATTTCCATTTGTGCCATCATTCTAGCTTTAAAAGAAAGATGTTCAAAAATATGAGAATAAAATACACTTAATGCAGGAGGAGATGTTTGAACAAGAGTAGATTGCATAACAGCCACATGAGAAGCAATATGAGAATCATGATCTTGTGGGGGAAAAACTTGAGCTTTTTTACCTTGTAAAATCATAGCATTTTCAATACTAGGATCCATTGGTTGTGGTTGTGGCTCTGGTGGTAATATTTGTTCAATATTTTGAACTTCTAACGCTTGATACATTCTCTGGTACGCCGCATGAAGATTATGCAGTTGTGGATTAGACTGAGCGAGTTGGAGTTGGGTTTGAGCTAAAGTGACTCGCTGAGCCATGGAGAAAATATTAGGGTCAGAAACAGGCAAAATATCGACCCTGCCATCAAAATCCTGCATTTTTACTTCCGCAGACGCACCAGAAACCTCGTAAGGATAGATAGGAGGGAGATTTTCAGAAAATATCCTTGCGAGTAACCTAAATTCTGTTTTTTGAGAATAATGAAGCCTTTTATGAATAGCAGACATAACTTTCATACCACGTTCAAGTAACGCAACTGTCGTACCAACAGGCATTTCTTGACTCATATTACTTATTTGTTGATCTGCTATTGATACAAACCTTCTTCCACCTTCTATTAAAGATCCAAGTAATTGAGCTAACGTTCCAGATGGTTCTTTAAAAGGTAATGGTATAATAGAATCTCTAATACTACCTCCAGGAGCGTCAATATCCCTAAATTCACCCGGAGAAAGTGGCTCATCATCATTTCTTATACGAATTCCTCTAGCTTTAAAGCCAGAAGGCAGGTTTGCAAGCGTTCCTGCATCAATTAATTGCCTCAAAATACTCGTAGCAGCTCTTCCAAGACCACCGATCATATGAATAAGACCAAAACCATAAAAACCAAGCCCAGGGAGGAACTTATAATGAACAAAATACTGTCTTTTTCTTTTAGTAGGGTCATTTTGATCATAATTTCTAATAATTGAAAGAATTTTACCTGAACCATGGTCAATAGTTACAATATAAGGTAATTTTATGCCTGTTGGTTGACCATCTGCACCTAAATCTTCAAAACCTTCTATGTCTAAATCAGCATGAATCTCTAAAATAGAGTACATATCATCAGAATAACTCTTTGAAACCCCCTCTATTTCGTTTATTTTATCTTTTACAGGGTCCTCTTCTAGCTCTGAAGAAGAAATATCAACATCTTTAAAAATTCCTGCTACCTGTAACTTGCGTACTTCGTTTTCATCCATGCGAAGAACATGAGTAACTCTTGGGGATGTAGCTAGATCAGTGGCAGAATAAGGAATAATTAAATCCTCTGATGGTACAAACTTAGAAACTGCTCTGTTTTTTGTTGCATCAAAATAAACTTTTTTAAAAGTAGAACCAGATAAAGGTAAATAAAAAAGCATTTGATCTGTATCAGGATCAAATTCTTCCATAATCTCTGTAATTTGATAATTCATGAATTCTTTGACTCTGGTAGCTTGATCTTGCTTTTCTCTAGTCTCCATTCCTAAAACTTTTGTTCTAACTGGACCACCAGCAGGTAACATTTCTTTATAAGCTTGCGCTTGAAATTGAGTTACTGATTCAGAAATTAAAGGATGTGTTACACCTGATGCACCTTGAAAAGGTTCTGTTCTTTCTTGATATTTTATTCCAAGTAAATCTAATCCCTTTGTATAAGTCTCTCTCCATTCAGAGCTAGATTCTAAATCATCTTCATATTTTCCTCTTAAATCAGAAGAAATCTCTCCTAAAGTTGCTTCATCTAAAATTTCAGCTAAATTAGCATCATGATTATATTGTTCAGTTGCTACTTCTACAGGCCCTTGACCCATCATTCCTTGTAAAGCTTGAACAATGGCTCCTCCTTGCCCATCATCAATGACTTCCGCACCCCCTTCAAAATTTAAAGGTTGAGGAACTTCGACCTCCACTTCAGGAGTTTCTATTTCGGGAGAACCTCCTTGCATAAAACCAGAATCAATATTTACCATTTTAAATTCCTTTATCTAAACATTTTCGCAAGAGGAATATTTTCCGAAAGAGGAGCAGCCATTGTTACCTCTTCTCTTTTTGGAGCAGGAAGAAGAGTTGGTGGTGGTCTTCCAATATCAGGATTATATTGAGGAGCATAAGCTTTTATTTGAGAAGCATCAAAAGGATCATAATTACCAAGGAGGTCTAAATCGTAAACTCCAGGATATCTTTTACCAAAACTACCATCCAAGTCAGGAGTATAACTTGAAACACCAAATTCATCTCTAGAATTTGTTTTTAAAAACTCATCATATGCTGTGCCTTCTCCTCTTGTGTTATCAAAAAATCTTCCATCCGCAGCTGTATAAGGTTGTACAGCACCTGTATAAACTTTTCCTTCTGTACCCTTTATAAAGTCTTTATAAATGTCAGATTGCTTAAACGGATCATTAGAATCTGTTCCATTTCCAAGAGGAAGACCTGTTCCAAGACTACCAATGCCTTTAAAAGCACCAGAGGAACCTCCAAGAGAAGGAAAATTTTTATCTACCAAAAAATTAAGTTGCTTTTCAAAATTTTGTATTTTTTCTTGAGAGTTGTTTTGCATCATACCTTGAATGGTCGATATCAAACTTTGAATACCTTGAGAAAGATTACCCGGACCAGAAGAAACATCCGTAGCTCCCATATCAAAAAGATCAGGTATTTTTGAAAAAGCAGACTTAAATATATTAGTATTATCCATAATTAATAAGTACCAGCAAACTTCTTTCCATAAACAAGACCACCTTTTGAAAAACCTCTAACTTTTCTCTCTTTACTTTCAGAATCAAATCCAGAAAACTTTTTTCTTGGGTTTCTATCTACTCCTCCTAAAAGTTTTGCTGATGATGCAGGAAATTCAACATTTATTTCTCTTGTTTTAAGTACTTTATCAACATTTTCTGGATTTATCTTTTTATCTTTTGCAACTTTTTCTTGTGATGCTTTAAATGTTATAGCTTGACCCCTTTTCTTTACTTTTGCGTTAGTTTCTGGGGTTCTCTTTGTATTAGTTTTTTTACCAAGACCTTTTTCTTTATCTGCATCAGACATTGGCTTTTTTACAACTTTATCACTCAAAGTCATTCTTGTAGTGCCACCACCAAGATCTCTTTTTACATTTACAATTTCATCAGCTTTTCTTGTGGCTTTGAAGTAAGGATCAAATGTTTCTGCACCACTTGTTGCTTTTACTAACTTACCAGATTTTTTTGATTCACCGGGTCTATCAGCTTTTTTCATACCTTTTCTAACATCCCCAGATTCAATAAGATTCATTGCTCTTTTAAATTCTTCTGTTTCTGTAACCATCAGTAATACTCCCTTTTTCTTGGATACCAGTTTTCATCTCTCTCGTCTTCGCCTTCTAAATTGACAAAGCCACCTTGCCTGAATCTTATCAAAGCCATGGTCATACTGTCAACATAATCATCATAATCCCCATTTGGGAAAGCAGCGCATTCCTCTATCACTTCATCCGCAAAACTCTTTTCTGGCGACCAAACCATGTTTGCTTCAAACAAAGGCGCTACTGTGTGCATTCTTGTTACCTTATCACGTCCTTTGCCCGGTGTATAGTTCATAACTGGAATTCCTGCTCTTCGTAGTTCGTCCGTCAATGGCGTACCTGATGCTTTAGCTTCAATAATCACCATATCTGGCTCCCAATATTCATATTCCTCTGAAGCTACAGATTTTAATTCTGGAAAGTTCCATCGTCCTCTTCGAGCATCCATAAGAATAATATGATCTGGACCACCTTCCTCTGGATTAAATACACCCCACGTTGTAATCGCACTATAGTCAGCTGTTTCTTTTTTGGAAAAAGCTGTGTCATAACTCTGCATAATATACTTAACTGGAGGTATTTTTTCCTTTTCCCATCTTTGCCACCATTCTTTTTTAACAATCGCTCCCTCTGTAGCAGTGGGTTGTTGTTGCCATTGAGCATTCCATTTACCCACAGGTAAAGATGCTTTAACTTTTAATAAATCATCTTTGTTCCAAAATTCTGGCCATAAAGGTTTATCAGAAGGCATAATTGCAGGAAATTCAATAACCTCCCACGTATCCGACATTGTATCTGAACCTTGTGCCTTGATTAATCGACCTGTTAAATCTTTCATACCCCAACGGGTCATAACAACAATAATCGAACCACCGGGTTGAAGACGTTGCCTCGGACCAGAGGTATACCACTCAAAAGCATTATCAAAAGCAGATTCCGACAAAGCATCTTGTTCGGAGTGCGGATCATCAATAATAAACAAATCCGCACCACGACCTGTGACAGCAGCACCCACCCCCGCGGCGAAATATTCGCCCCCTTTACTTGTTTCCCAGCGGCCCGCTGCCTTACTATCTGCTTTTAAATCAACTTTCGGAAAAACATCTTTAAATTTAGGTTCATTTATTAAATCTCTAACTTTTCTACCAAATCGTACCGCAAGTTCTGTGTTATGCGTAGCTTGAATAATTTTTAACTTTGGGTTCCTTCCTAAAAACCAAGCGGGCATTAAATAACTAGCAAACTCTGACTTGCTATGTCTCGGAGGCATATTCACAATTAATCGCTTCAGTTTCCCTTGAGCTATTAGTTCTAGCTTTTCAGCAATAACTCTGTGATGCCTACCCTCTATAAAATTCTCATAAACATGATGCACAAAAGGCATAAACTTTTCTTGTGCTTTTTCTCGAACTATAAGTCTTGTTTCTGCTTCTTTTAATGAGAGTATCTCTCTCAATACATCTTCAGGTATAGTTTCTAGGTTCATGGACATTGTATCTTAGAATAAACTACCTATTCCCTTACCACTAATTGCATTGCCCAAGATCCTTGCAAAAAAACCTTGTTTTTCTTTTTTCTTTCTTTCTAGAACATTGGCTAAATTTTGAAGAGAATCTTCAGACATATCCGATCCCTGCATCAACATTTCCGCAGGAGTTCTTTCGTTTGTTGCAGTTGTATATTCTGTTGGATATCTGGATACTTCTGGTTTGCTAAAAAAATTTGGATTAACCGTGCTTGATAAAATATCTGTAGAATATTTTTTAGCAGCATCAGAAACATTTCCTTTATTTACATTTCCTTGTCCACCATTGTAGGCTTGTAACGCTTTATAATAATCTCCATTATTTCTTTTAAGTAGTGCCGCTAGATATTCTGCTCCGAATCTAAGGTTTTCATGAACATCATACCCTTTGTTCCAATCCATAGGTTTTACCTTATATCCGGGTTTCTTAGCTGTAGATTCTAAAACTTGTGTTAAACCTTTTTCTCCCAATTTACCCGTGATTGTAGGATTAAAGCTACTTTCTTTAAAAATTTGAGCAAGAAAAACATCAGGTCTAATGCCATACTTTCTAGCGTATTGAACTGCTAGATTTTTTATTTGAGCAGTAGTCATCTCACTCATGGAACTATACCCCGGTGTTGCCAGAAGTATCAGTAGTGCCAGTAGTGCCAGTGCCTTGAGCATTTTGTAAAAGTTTCATAAGAGCATTTGCATCAGCTTGACTAGGAGTTCCTAATCCTAATAGTTGCCCTGTTGTCAATCCGGGTAAAGGTTCATATAAAGAAGATGAATAGTAAATAGGTTGAGAAGCCGTAATAGAGCCTGATCCATCACCCGATAATAAAGAAGCAAGTCCTGTCGGACCTGCATAAGTATTAACTCCACCACTAAGAGGATTAAACGTAGAAACAGAAGGAGGGGAAACTGCCATCTGTCCACCGGGTGTATTTACATAGGTATAAGGCGTTCCGGGAATAATTTGATTCACTAAATTATTACCAGGAGTCATTCCTGTTGAAGTAATATTTTGGGGTA